GATAAGCGGCAAGTCTCCGTACATGGCGCGGAGATCACGAATCAGCTCGGCAATCGTCGCGTAATCACCATCCGACTGGCGCGGGTTGCACTCGATGCCGATACCCTTGTCGTTGCCCTTGCTGCCGACGCCCACGCCGTCGCCCGCATGCCACGCTCGATCGTCCGGGTCAACGATGCAGGCCACGCGACCGGCTTCAGCGATGTAGTGTGCGGACGCGCCACGTTTGGGGTTGCACAGAGTGTTGATAACAGCTTCGAACATGGGATGATTGCTCGGGTCGTCCCACCAGTGGATGACGATGTAGTGGATGCCGTAAGGGCGTCCGCTAGTGTAGTTGGGACTGTTATAGGTGGTGATGTCCTGATAGGTCATTGTTTTCCCTTTCAGAAGGTCAGCGCGTACCAAACCGTGATGAAAAGCGTGAGAAGATTGGCGGCGTTGATGATGATAGTGTAGGCTCCCAGCACGATAACGCCGACCAGTACGATTGCTAGGAGTATCAATGCTGTGAGTTCGGTTCGGCGCATGGTTCCAGTTTATCAACCTTGCCGGTAATGCGCATAGTGACAGTCAGTTATCGCCTGCTAACTCTTCAAGTGATGCGATACGGTTGCGTAGATCATCGGGCAACGACGGTTTAGGATGATTCTCCAAAAATTCAGGCTCGATGATCTCGCAGAATTGTGACAACCAGTGGCCCAGCGCGCGAATATAACCAGTTTCAAGATCAATCGTGTACTGCATCTCATCACGGTGCTTGATTAAAGCGCTTATTTTCTGGTCTTGCGCGTCAATCTGCCGTTTCATGTCTCCCTGCGCTGAGACTAACGCCTGATATGCGCTGGTGAGGTCTGACCTACGGTTGGCTAGCCATGTTATGATGCCTCCGAGTGCCACGCCGCCTACGCCGATGATTGCAGTGAAAATATCAGCCATAGTCTCTATTTTAGACAGTGACGATAATACGAATTATCGCAGTTCCATGATCAACATTTCTCCCGGAGTTCGCATGGACGAATTACCGGACACCAGTGCGTTGGCGGAAACGTATGCGTCGCTGGAATTCACGAGAAGTGCAGAAGTCATCTGAATACCAGAAAAACCCGAGCCACTTGTTGAGCTTTCCGCACTACCGGGGCCTATCACGTTGATGCCTGAAGTATCAATACCAATACTCACCCACTGGTTTACCGTGACAGTCTGAAGCTGGACGCGAGCGATGAGTAGATACAGTCCGCGTTTCAACGTGATTGCCTGACCCTTTCCGGTCGTGCGTATGCTCGCTCCGAGAGTGTTGCCAACAATCGTCTGATTCATGTACGTGGTCGCATTATTGTTCAGGTTGAGACTGTTGTCACTCCTGCGAAAATTCGTCTTCACATAGCGTGGAACGTCCAACCCCCATGTATCGTTGTTCATGACATAATGAGTATTATCGGCAATCGTAATAGCCTTCTGCCCGTCCATCGCGGCAATAGTGTTAAGCTGATTAAGATCACGCGCCATCAGAACCGCGTTATTACGAATGATCGGAGCCACGTCAGACGCGACACCGGCGTTAACCTCGGCAATCACCAGCCCATTGATATTCGAGTCAGAAGTGCCAGCGGTGAACACTTCGAGTTTGCCGCGTGGAGTCGTACCGTGCGACTGTGACGGGTCTTCTACCGTAACCGCGATCTTGTAATTGTTGGTGGAGTCCGCGAGTTGCACTGTCGTATTGGTGGTGATGGCGTAAGTGTACGCGCCGAGACCATCCCACGGGCTGATGGTACCGCAATGAGGTTTCACCGTAACCGTCAGACCACTCACCGTGACCAGAGGACTCGGAGAACCGTAACGAATACCAGACAACCCGTTGAACGCGGTACCATCCGATGGTACCAATAGAGGATTAATGGCGTGTCTGTAATCGTTCGCCGTATACTCCGGTGAACCGTTCAGCGCGGTAAGCGGGTGCATGATGATAGCCATAATCAATCCTCCGAATCGTCTACACTCATTTTATCCGTGCTAGAGGATAGTTCGTCAACCTTAGCCTTGAGTGTGTCCACTTCATCCGCCACCTGCTGGGCGAGTCGTAGCGAAGCCACTCCGAGCATGGGGTAGTTGATGCCCGTCAGATTGCCGTCTTCATCGTATTCGCAGAAGAAACCTAAACCGTTTTCATCCAAATCGTCGGCTATCATACCGACCATCGGTTGTGCATCATCAAGATTCAGGTTTTTGTCATCCTTCATCCGGTAGATGCACCATTTCACTTTGCGGAGCGCGTCAACCGGAATGTAATCGTCTGCGTCAACGATATCGGTTTTCACTGCACGAATAGATTGCGACGTGCCCATAGTGCCATCGGACAACACCCACACCGCGCGCCACGGGCCGACAGTAAACACATTATTATAAGCGTTGGCGATACCCGTGCCACCACGATTGGGAGCCAATACTCCCCAGTTCCACGTCTGAGTTTTAACGTCAATCTCGGAACGGGTGTAACTGTTGCGGGTGATGCTTTCCTGCACACGCTGGTCAAGATTATTCGTCAACGTCTGCACTTCCTTATACATTGCCGTGATTTGGTCTACCATCGGTTTGACGCTGTTGACGATGCTCGGCGGCAGCTCCTGTAACTGGCGTTTAATGTCCGAGAACTGGCGGGCTGTAGCATCCGCGCTATCTAGACTGAACTTGAATTTGCTCGGCATTATCGTCCTCCTGCTGCAACGTCGGGGTGATAGTCCACGACTGACTGAAATCAATCTCATAGCCGATGATACGGGCGACACTGTGATTATGGCCGGGGAAATGCTCGGAGTCTTCCTCCACAGTCCATGCGATGAGGTCGCCCGGCTTCCACTCTTCATACACCATCGGAGCGGAAAGCAGACTCAAGCCCATTGTAATGGTCTGGGTACCGTTCTGCATCTGCAACAACGAGGACTTGGCGTGTTCGTTCAGCGTACTCTTGTTCTTGATGTTGGTTGACGGTTGGAACACATATTCGAGTCGAGGCCGGTGGGGCTGGTCTGCTATCATCCAATCGGACTGGGGACGGTCTCCCGCGTCAGCCGTACTCACCGCCATGACCGCGTTAGCACCATACCCGTTAGTGTAATCCTCCAACAGGCTGAACGTGGTCATGACGCTTTCATCGAACGTGGTGCTTGGCGTGGTGGAACCGATACGGTCGGCTACCGTCATTACCGGTTCATAATGACCGTCGTTGATTGCCCGCCATGATGTACACCATTCCGGCCCGTTCAACACGTTTGCAAGCTCCTGTAATACGCTTAACAGTGTTTTGTCGCTTTCCTCCTCATACGTGCGGTCACGTTTGATGCTACTTGGTGACGCTTCGACAACAAGATTGAAACGATGGTTCGCAAGCGTGGTGGTCACGAGGTCTTCCACTATCTCGCACTGGTCACGATTCGTGTACGTGTGATCCTGCACGTACACGTTGTCGAGATAGTGTTCGACGGTTGCCAATGTCAACGATAATCCGTCTCCACGCATGACTCGTTCTCGTTTGACAACGATACCGCCCCACAGTACGGTGGAATCGCGTACTAGGAGTATGGCAGCCTGATACGGTGTGGTGGCTTCGTCCCAATTGCGGGGAGCGTTGCGCCACGGGAGCGTGGCTGTTTCACTGGTTGTTTCCTCGAAACGGTACGTCAAGTGAGTCAGTTGAAGGTCTGGGAGTTCCGCTATCACCGTACCGTCATCCAACGTGACGGCCAAGAACTGCAAGCCGGAACGCTGCCACAATACACGATCCGTGCCCGAGGATAGGCCGTTCGCCTGCGGCAACCTGTTAGCAAGTAATGGCATCCGACGCCTCCTTAGATGTAAGCCGGGTTGAACGTGACCGTCATACGAGCGTTATCCGATGGTTCTTCGGCGCTGAACATCCAGATATTCTCTCCGATTTCCGCGTAGCTCCATTCGCGTCGGATCACACTGCCACGTGCCGGGTCTGTGCCATCGATAAGAATCTCATGTGTGGCACCGTTGATAAGAATGTAATGGCCCTCGCCCAAACTGAGGTCGAACGCCATGATATGGCCGCTCGGATTATGCTCCACCTGCGGGTTGACCACAGGCCCATCGATACGGATAGTCACCGGACTTGGAGCGCTACCCGTGTTCGTGAGGCGCACGCTACCTGACACGGTTGTTTCAGACCATACCCACGTTGACCCCGTGCCGGTTTTGATATCCTCGAAGCGATAGGGGAATGTCATACCGCCCTGACTGTTTGGCAGATCAGTATTCCCAGTCACTGACTGCGTATCGTACAGATACGAGTCCAAAGCGGTCAAACCGATGCTGAATTTAAGAATGTTGACGCCGGCCCATTCCACCAATGGCGCGGAAGACGATTGCATGACCTGCACCTGACGGCTGATGTTCCCCAGTTGCACTACAAGCGACTGGCTGGTGATGTTGAACGAGCGTTTGAACGCATCCCAAGCGTTGATACAGTTTTCCGTGCATTTGCCGATGATATGACCATCAACACTGATCGAACGGCCATGAGCCACGGGTATATTGCTAAACCAGCCATCCGACCATGCTTTATCTTTGGTCTGCAAGGTCGAGCCAACACCGTCGAACAGTCCCGAAACGTTCTGAAATGTTACATGCCACTCGCACCCATACGAATCAGTCCCATACAATGGGAACCCGTTCAGGGTCAGACGAACGTCGCGCGGGTCAAGGGTAAAGATAGCCATACCCTTAGTCTACCCGCGCGGTTTGTCACACGTAATGGAAATTGATCACACGCACGGTTTCCCGAGCTGCCGCGTTCGGGTCAAGAGCGTTGACCGTGATAGGCGCGTTCACGCGCGGGCCACTATTCGTGTTCATTGGCACAGGGTTGGACATGACAGGCATTGGCGTCACAATGGACGACGGTAGAAGCGAGTCCACCATGTCTTCCACCGGACGGGTGGCCGCACGCTCGTTCTCCGATACGCCACGGCCAAGACCAGCCGGAATCATCCGACCGATTTCACGGTCGAACACCTTCGACGGGGAGTGGATGCCCAGTATGTTTTTGGCAGCGTCGATAACGTTGCTGACCGCATCCTTGACCGCTGAAATGGCTCCGCCGATGGCGTTCTTGATGCCGTTAATCAAACCTTGAATAATGTTCTGGCCAGCGCTGAGAAGCCATGATCCGGCTCCGCTGAACACGCCCATGATACGGCTCGGAATACTGGTGATGAAGCTCATCATGGAGCTAACGCCACTGCTGACAGCGCTTGTGATGCCGTTCCACGCGGCGCTCACAGCTCCCCTGATACCGTTCCACACACTGCTGAAAATACCGCTGATGCCGTTCAACACGCTTGAAATGACGCTCGACACTGCATTGATGGCACTAGAAACGATACTTTTGATACCGTTCCAAACACTGGAAGCGATATTCTTGATTCCTTCCCATACTCCAGACCAGTCGCCGTTAATCGCGGCCAATACTGTGGTGATTATCGCGTTGATAACGTCCATGACGGACGTGATAACCGTTTGGATGTAAGGGAAAACCGCGTTAATGACACTCTGAATCGTTGAACCCCAGATTTGGAACACTGATTGGATGGCGGGTAGCACGGCCTGAATCAACGTAGCGATGTTATTGATCACAGGGGTTACGGCTGTGGCGATGACGCTCATGGTCTGCATGATGTTGCTCACTATGGTAGACAACACGGGTGCAATGGTCTGAATCGCGGCCATGATGACAGGCATAACGGCATTGTTGAGATTCTGCAAGGCACTCATAAGCGGTTGGAGTGCCGGAAGCACCATCTGAATCGACGAGGCGATGTTATTGATAACAGGAGTTACGGAAGCCGCGATAACACTCATAGTTTGCACGATGTCGCTCACTACGGTAGCCAACACTGGTGCAATGTTCAGGATGATAGGCATGATGGCATTGCCGACATTCTGTAAGGAACTCATAAGCGGTTTCAACGCCGGGAGCAACTGCGATTGCACGATTCCAACGACTGGTTGGAACGCTGTCTGGAACGTTGTGCCGATTTGTGAGAGAATCGGGCCGATGGTCTGCACCAGTCCGGTAAACACGCCACTAAGCCCGCTGATTCTCTCCGCCACGAAGCTCATACTATCGGTTAACGGCTTTTTGAACTGGTCAAGAATCGTCGTACCAACGCCGACAATGGACGCTTCAAGGTTGCCCATAGCGCCTTCGATAGTGCTGGTGCTGGTCGCAGCCTCCTTCGCGGCGTCCGTCATACCCAAGTCCATTATGGCTTGATTGAACTCATCCGCGGTGATCTCGCCATCGGCCATAGCGTCGCGGAAGTCGCCAGTGTACGCACCGTTCTTCAGCATCGCTTCCTGAAGTTTTCCGGACGCGCCGGGGATGGCGTCGGCCAACTGGTTCCAGTTCTCAGTGGTCAGCTTGCCCGCGCCAGCGGTCTGTGTAAGCACCATACCGACCGAGCTGAAAGTTTCCGCGTTGCCACCGGCTACAGCGTTCAGATTACCAGCCGCCTCGGCTAGTTTGTCGAAGCCCTGTACGCCGTTCGCGGCAAGCTGGGCGGTCACGTTGCGAATATCACTGATGGAATACACGGTCTGGTCTGCGTATGTCTGAGTGCTTGCAGTAAGCGCGTCAATAGCACCGGTATCCAGACCGGCAAAGTTCAGCGTGCTTTTGAACTTGTCCGCCGAATCGGATGCTTCCACGATATCGCCGGTAAGGTCGCTAATCGCGTCAACCGCCTTACTGATACCAGAGGATACGAGACCACCAACGGCACCGGCGACGGCACCGAACTTTCCGAACCCGCTGGAAGACTTGCTAGCCGACTTGTCAACGTTACTCAACGCTCCATCAGCTTGCCGCGCCGACGTTTCGATCTGACTGCTGCCAGATTCGATATCCTTGACTCCAGCGTTCCAGTCGCTGGTGTTGATCTCGGCGTCTAGGGTCAGTGTCGAGTCTGCCATCACAAGTCCTTCATAAAATTATTGATGATGCTGGTTATCCTCTGGTCGCCATGCTTCGAGAACGCGGAGGCGATGCAATTGAACGTCATCTGGTATTGTTCAGCCAGACGCCGCCGTCTGATACGGCGTCCCTCCCGAAGCAGTCGCATCATAAGGTCTGGGTCAACCTTGTTTTCCAACACGTCGCGGATAGCCTGCCACCCATACACGTCACCCAATTCAGCGAGGATATTAACGCTCGGAAGCGGTTTGCGGGACGCCTCCTTATGCTTGTAATCCTTCATCGCCTCCCGTTCGGCGGGAGTGAGCAGACTATCCCACGACTTCATTTATTCGCCCTTGATGTCAACGGTGATGTTTTTAGCCATAAGCCCGCATAACGCGCTCATGGCACGCTGGTAGGCGAGGTCGCTACGTTCCCGCGTCTGCGCCTTCCACTCGGAGAATTTATCTGCTGGACTCATAAGCGATTCGACCAGTGGGAAGATAATTTTTTTGGCGGTTTCCAAAGTCTCACGGTTCGCAACGCCAGCGCTCAGCTTGTCGATAGTCTCAGCATTATCCAATATGGTGAGCGTATCCTTCGAGCCGAGCGGACGCATAGTGTACACGGTGCCGTCAAGCTTCACGGTGAGGGTACGGAACGCTTCTCGGGTGTCGATGCTCAAAACCGGGGTAGTCATTCTTGCTCCAATCGGGTGGTATCATGAATCATGTTGCTTTTCTCGGAACCTTTCCCTCCTGCGCCCGCCACCACAATTCTGGTAGCGGGCGTTACTTATGCTCAATTCTTGACGTTGAAGTTAACCACGGTCTGCACACTACCATCCTTGAACGTGACGGTACCCGTACCGGCCTGCTTCAACTGGATATCCCAAGTGCCATCCCCGTTGTCCGTGGCGGAAGCCTTCCCGGTGTCGGCTACCGTGGCGGTGATGCTGCCAGTCGCACCATTCGGGGAGGCCACCACATTCACAGTCACATGATCGCCGACACTGCCGGAAATGTTCGTCGGTGACGCGGTAAGCGCTGTGACCTGAACATTATCCGTCTTGATAGTGCCGGAATCTTCGTCGTAATACGACGGGTTATCAAGATCAAGCTCGCCCATGACCACGGCACCGTTCGCACCGGAGGTCATCGAACCGGAAAGCGTGACCACAAACGGGTCGGACAGACTTACCTTGAACTCGCCGCCAGCACTGATTAGCGCCTGCGGAATACGGAAGTCCTGCGCCGACGAATGACCATCACACACGTTATGAATGATGATGTCCCTCGGGGTGTTGGAAACGCATTCGTTGCCACCGAAACGCACCTGACCAGTCTCGGACATCGAACCGGAGATAACACGCTTGAACTTCGCATTATGATACAGTTCGGGAAACAGCATACCGAGGAATCGAACGCTCGGACAAATAATGTTCAGCTCGAAACTCATTTCATCATAGGAACCGTTCGGCACGTTGATGGTGCCGGACTGCGAAGCAACCTCGGTAGTGCCGGGAGTCAGGGTGATAGTGCCAACTTCATCCTGCACGAAGTCGGGACTAATCACAAAATCATCAATATATACGGTCTTTTTGCCAATCAGAGGGTAGGAGGCCATTTTAGTGTCCTTTCGTCGGGCGGGACTGCACACGCGCGACTAATGGACGGTTCCTATTCTACCGTTTCGGGCGAGAGTTTGTAATCCACGTTGAACCGGATGCTTTTCACCCACCGGCCTTCCCCGTCGATGGCGTCCATATCGATGGCGGTCGCCGGATGCACGCGGATTGATACAAAGTCAATATCAGCGATGGGGTTGCAAGTCAGGCGGCAATACTCATGCAGACGATTATTGATGAAGTGCAGGAGCCGGAGCATCAATCGTCCTTGTTCGATCACGTCGAAGTAGCGGCTACTGATAGTGAGTTGGTCTGTGTACAGGTCGCCGTTGATGTCCACGGTGTTCGCGTTGACCCAGATGCCCTCGGCGTTCGTTACGCTACCCGTGTCCAATACTGGACTGGTTCCGAAGAACAGTGTTTTGCCGTAAGTGCCGAAACCCTCGTTTTGTAGGGTCATGCACATGGCCAGATCAATCATGATGTCGCTCCTATCCTAGATCGAAGTACGATTTCACACGGCTAGCTGCGGTGTTCCGCGCCCGCTGGAGGTAACGCACCGTGTTCGGATGCAACCGGTTCGTATGTTCGCGGATACGCGCGTAAGGAACACGACTGTTGCCGAACGTGATACGCCACTTGAGCGTGGACACTTGTTGGAAACGGCCACTGTTACGCAAAGCACCGGTGAGTACTGGAGCATTCTGACGGGCCATCTTGAGAATGTCGGTCATCATTCTCACGCCGCCCTTGTTCAACTGTTGGGGAGAGAGTTTGCGCGCCCAATCAGCGGACAACTGTAACCGGTAGCTCATATGCTGTCCCTTCCATACGGTGTTCCAGTCACGGTGATGAACCGGGTTTCGCCCATCGTCATGTCATCGCCACGACTCGCGTCGGTTATCTGGTATACGCGCCTGTTCTCCATCTCCAGCATAAGGTCGGGCAGAAGCTCGATATCCTGCACATAGGCGAATGGGAGTGTACTGGGGTCGATATGGAAGCTTCGGGAGCCGATACGCGAACCGTATTCGGTGGGCTGGTCGGTTTGCGTGGTGCGTTTTACAATCACACGTAATACGGCGATTAGCTCGTTCGGTAGTCCGGGGGCAGTGTACCGCCAGAGCTTCGCAGTCTCCACTTGTTCGGGGAACAGTCGGAACGGGTCACAGAGCGTTGCCATAAGCGTAGTCACCTCCCACGTAATCCTGAGCGTTGAGCCACCACGGCAGATTATGGTGTTTGCGAGGCATGGAGAGGATGCCACCGGTCTGAGTGCCGTTGCGGCAGAGGCTCCATTGGTTGATAAGAGACTGGTACGGGGTCAACGCACGTTCCATAGCCGTTCCGGTGATTGTGGCGTAGCCAACGCTGACATCCTCGATGCTCTTGGACGTGATAATGTCGGTCTGGTCAAGTACGTTCTGGTCTGCCTCGATGATTGCCGCCAATACCGAAGATAATGGTGCTGGGAGTTTGGCGAACCCGTGTGTTCCGGTCACGGTT